ACACATCACTTATAACTTTGCTTTCGATGCAATGGTTACTCGTGAAACTGGTCGTGTTGAACTGATTCACTTGAAAGAACTTGATCTTCCTCAGAGCAACCTAGAATTTGGTCAGAATAAGAAGTCTACTCCTGTATTCATGGTGTTTGACGTATCTCCTATGTCTGATGGTTCTTTGGTTAACAACATTCGTGAGGTTCGTATGAAGGGTGCTCCTTCTATGACTTGGGGATATATTGATGGAACTCGTCACCACTTAGGTTTTGCTAAGTCTCAAGGTATGAGCTCTGCTAATAAGTTCCCTGGATATGAAATCTGGATGAAAGATCGTTGCGATGTATTCATTGAAGATCTGTCTCGTACAGTTCTGATTGAAGAAATCCCACAATTCTAATGACCGTACTAGGGTTGCTTCCCGTAAGATCAGCTCTCTAGTCTTCATAACCTACCGAGAAAAGAATGCCCCTCACTTCAGTGTGAGGGGGCTTTTCTCAAAACTACAGAGGTGAGTGTTGGGGTGTCCCCAGCAGCCAAGGTCTTCGGTGATCAATCCTCTGCAAAATTAAAACCACAAAAACTACAAGTATGGGCAAGATTGGAAAAATTTCCACTATTAAGAAAGAGTATAACAACTCTCAACTTCAGACAATGCAAGGTGGTCTTTCTACTAGAGGACTAACAAGAATTCCTGGTACAGGTGTTTTTAAATATCCTTACAAGGAACTTGATGGAACCTATAGAACAGGACTTGATCCAAATGCATCTTATATCCGTAGAATTTCTGATCCTACAGAAAGAGAATTAGAGACTGAGCGTGTAACAGCTCTTAGAGAAAAACTTGAGAATGCTCTTGGAGGTCTTGATCTTGGTCCTCGTTCTAAATTCTGGAACTATGGACTTTCCACCTCTACAGAAGACACATTGCATGTGCAAGCTGTAAAACTGTTAGATGGAGACAATTTCTTTGATCTCAATGTTCCTCTCCAAGAATTAGCTTTTGCTTGGTTGCGTGTTCATCCAACAATTGCTTCTAGTTATCAAGCTTGGGAGCGTGGTGAATTTGCTGCTGACACACAATTTTATGTTGTGGATGATGAGATTGAGAATGCAGTGGTGTTCAAAAAGAAACAACTCATCAATAAAGCAATTGTTAAGTTTGACAGTATGACTCCTGAGAAGAAGAGAAAAGTGGCTAGATTGTTAGGACTTCCTGTAACAGATGATACAAAAGAAGAAGTGGTGTACAACTTAGTAGATAATGTTTTAAAGCAAACTGAATTTAAGAACGGAAAGTACCAAGGACTCAATCCTGTAGAAGTTTTCACTAGGTTTGCTGACATGAAGGACAACTTGCTCCATATTAAAGATTTAGTTAAACAAGCTCTTACACATTCTATATACAGACTTAAGCCTAATGGTAAGGTGTATGAAGGAGAGTTTGAAGTGGCAAAAGATGAAGATGATCTGGTGAAGTTCTTAGCGGATGATGATAATCAAGATGAACTGATCACCCTTGAACAAAAATTAAAAACTAAGAAACTCGCATCTGTATGATACCTGTAGATAGTTTATTATATAAGATTGACCAAAGACTAAATAAACTATCTACTAATGATCATCAACAGATACAATTAGAAGATAAGATTTTAGCTTTGAACGAAGCTCAAATCAAGCTTATAAAGCAGAAGGTTGATGGTTTTAGCACAGTGAGTGGTCTTGGATTTGACTCTTTTAAGAAGCGTTATGAGGATCTTCAATCACTGGTTGTTACATATGATAAAGGTGTTTTACCTTTAACAGAAGCAGATCCTTTGATACATCGATGGGAAGCTAATATACACACACTTGTTCCTAAGTATATGTTTTATGTTGATTCATATATATTAGCAGACAAGGGAAAATGTAAGAATAGGCAGATTTGGATTAATAGGGATCTTGCTAAACATGGTGATTTACAATTCATTTTAAATAATACACATTATAAGCCTTCTTTTGAATATCAGGAAACATTCAACTGGCTTTCTTCTGATGCAATAAGTGTGTTTACAGATGGAACATTTACACCAAGTAACATATATGTAATGTACATGCGTTACCCAGTGTATATAGATAAAGAGGGATATATCAAGTTTGATGGTACACCCTCTACAGATGTAGATTGTGAATTAGAGACATATTTAGAGGATGAGCTTTTAGATTTAACAGTTCAAAATCTTGCAATGTACACAGAGAATCAGATGGCTGTACAAAGTTCACAAATAAGAATTCAAACAAACGAATAGTTTTTTCACAATTTAAATATAAACAAAATGGCTGATTTTTCATTAACTACCCTCTTCGTAGTTCCAGTAGGTCAAACATCGTTCCCTAGCTCTGGTTCTACGCAAGACCTTACAGCTGGCCAAGTTGGTATTTTCTCCAACAATTACGCAGCTACACTCACTCCTGGTTCATTTCCTTATTTCTACGTTGCTCAAGGTAGAACAAACACTTATTTGCAAGGCTCTAAGCGTTCAGACAAAATTGCTGGATGTGTTCAGGGTGGTGCTTGTAAGTCTAATGTCACTGAGTGGTACAAGGTGAAAGGATGTGCTACAGCAACTAATCAAATCACTGACATTACAGATTTTAATGTAAAATGTGGTGATATTGTAACTTTGACTGTTCGTGCACACTCTTCTTACATTGACACTCTTTATTTCAATGGTTTGACACGTTCTGTAACTGTTCAAGCTCCTTGTTGCGATTGTGGTGGAGATCCTTGTGAAACTGTTGATGTTGATGCTTTGATTGATCAATTCATCACTAAATTAGAAGCTACAGCTCCTGATTTCTTAGGTGGTGATACAACTGGTAGCAATCCTGACAACATCAGCTTAAGCACTTTCTTCACTTTTGAAAATGTTGGTGGAACTATTCTTCGTATTGAAGGTAAGCCTCTGACTAAATATGGTCAACCTTGTGATGTTGCAGCGTTCCCTTATGAATATGACAGACTGTGGTTCCGCACATTCATCTATTCTGGTCCTGCTACCACTGCTGACTTTATTGTTGCTGACAACTGTAACATTGTAGCTACTTCTACAATCACTCAAACTTCTAACTATCCTACAGGTACTTCTGATGAAATTACACAACTTGAGAAGAACTACTATTCTTACCAAGCTGGTTATCTGAAGCATTTGTACAGAATGGTGGGATATAATGGAAACTTCGAGAGCTGGGTGAGTGCTGGTACAACTTATGATACATATTACATCAAGTTCAATGCCTACGATAAATCTGGTTATCAATGGGGTGATTATATTGAGCAAGATGCAATGGTGATCATTGCTGTTGCTGAAGGTACTGCTTCAACAAATCTTTACAATGCATTAGAAGATGCTCTTGGAGAGATTGAGTTTGACAACACTTGTATCACTACAACTACTTCTTCTACCACTGTTCCAGCGTAATAGATAGAAGAAAATAAGATCATATAAACCTGTGCCAGAGGGTCAGAGAGGATTACATCTCAAAGTCCTCTGGCACAATTTTTTAAATAACATGGCAGATTTAAAATTAGATATAGCGGTGATTCCTACCTACAGTTCTAAAACTTTAGGAATTGCTGACACTTCTACATATCCCTCTCCTTCATCTATTTCTGCTCCTTCAATTGAATTTAATGTTCCTTCCTTTGGAAAGGTGGTGTTACCATTTAACCCAAACAGTTTTAATTTGTTTAATTCTACATCTTTAGGAATTACACAAGTGGGTGATACAGAACTTCCTCTTCCAGATGGTGTATATTATATTAAATATACAATATCTCCTGCATACAAGAATTTTGTTGAAAAAACAATCATGCGTGTTGATGCTCTTCAAGAGAAGTTTGACAATGCATTTATGAAACTTGATATGATGGAATGTGATAGGGCTATTAAGACACAACAGAAGGTACAATTAAACAGCATCTATTTCTTTATACAAGGAGCAATAGCTGCTGCAAACAATTGTGCTGTAGATGAATCTAATAAGTTGTATAGACAAGCTAACAAAATGTTAGACAACTTTATTAAGAATGGATGTCAGTGTTCTGGCACAAACTATGTAACCAACTTTTACTAATATGGCTAAGTGTACAAAATGTGGAGCTAATTTTGGCTGTGGATGTCAATTAATTAATGGACTGTGTGCAGCTTGTAATGCAGCTCAACAAGGAACAAAACGATTTAAAAATGCTATCACCAAGGCTTATAAACTGTGTAGATTGTTCTGACATTTGTGTTGTAATCTCAGAAATAGATTGCAGGATAGCACAAATGGCAAAAGATCTGTATAACAACACCATCTATTCTCTCAACAAGAACATAGATGGAAATGCTATAAACGATCTTTTAAACTACAAAAGAATTCTGCAATACAGAATTTGTAATATAGAATATGGTGGTAGAAACTTTTCAGATGAACAAATCATCAGTAGGATTAAATTATTAATACGTAAATAAAATACAAAAATGAGTTGCTCAAATTGCTATAATGGGTGTCCTCAGATAATTTCTGATCAATGCGTTAGATATACAGGAATAGACATTCCTGCTCTTAGTATAAAGAATGGAGATAGTCTTTCTTATGTAGAGGGGCAAATTATTACGTTTCTCACTTCTGCATTAGATGGAACAGGTATTAAACCTGAAATAGATAAATCTATAATTTGTAATATAGTTAAGAAATATCTTCCTACATGTGGAGATTTGACAGTGGTGGATTTTATAAAAGCTCTTATAAAAGCAGTTTGTGAACTAAAGCCTCTTGTTGATGAAAATACAACAGACATCACCACTATAAACAACTTTATAGATGAGTTGGAAGCAGCTTATGATGTAGATTGTTTGAATGATATTGATGAAAATGCAGTAACTCCCACCTCTGGAACACATGATGTTCTACAAGCTGTAATTGACAGACTCTGTGCATTTATTACAGATGTAGGGTTTACATATGTTAAGATTGAAAATTTAGAGGAGCTTGTTCAAGATTATTTAGATACTCTTCCATCTGCTACAAAGTATTATACAAGAATGGTTC